GGACTTACACCCAACCGCAGTGACATTGCAGATGGCTTGCTTATCTACAACGTAACAGTGATGCATGCACCTAACTTTGACAGTCAAAGTAAAACACGACTGATTAACGACGGTGTTGATGCGTATATTCGCAAAACACTGGATGATGATGCCACATTCAAAAACATCATCAAGCTGAATAAAGAATGGATTGATGAAATCTATGCTCGCTGTGCTGCTCGTACACAGAAAAAGGACGATGCAGAGCTAGCCAAAGCTGGACGCAAAATGATGCGTACCAAAGTACCTAAGCTGCTTGATGCAAATGGCAAGGATCGCACAAAATGTATTCTTCTTATCACAGAAGGCGACAGTGCCAAGACTATGGTCAGTGCTGTTAGAGATCCTGAAATACACGGTGCGCTGCCGCTGCGTGGTAAAATTCTCAACGTGCGTGGTGAAGCACCCAAGACATTGTTAGATAGTCAAATCCTTATGGACTTGATGACCAGTGTGGGCTGTGCGTTAGGGCAAAAAGCTGTGCGAAAAGACTTGAGATACGGGAAAGTATATCTAGCTGCGGACCAAGATCCCGACGGCGCTAACATCACAGCATTGTTGGTAAATTTCTTCTATTTACACTGGCCTGAGCTGTTTGATGCACAGCAGGAACCGTTCTTCTATGCGTTTCAAACGCCGTTCATTATTCAAGAGAAAGGCAAAGCACGCTATTATTGGTATGCAGACGACTACCACTTGTATGATGCTAAAGATTGGAAGAACTGTCCCAAGCCAACTCGCGCAAAAGGTCTTGGTAGCTTGGAAGAAGCAGATTGGCGACACAGTTTGGTTAAGCCCAAACTGGTACCACTAACAGATGACGGCAATCTCAGTGCTGCATTGAAACTGATATTTGATCCCAAAGGCGCAGATGCTCGCAAAGAGTGGATTGCATTAGATACTTAATTTATAACCTGTCGCCGGACTCTACTCGGTGTGGATCGAGAAAGATACTTGCGACAGGTGCAGTTCTGTGCTGTATACTATGTGCAGACATAAGGTCTATGAATATATGTTCTGGTACATGTTTGTCGTCTAGCAGTTGCCCTAGTCGTTCAAGTGTGCCGTAATCCCATGCATCTTTCATAATTTTGGACTCTGCTGCACCTACCCAATCACATAACCACGGTGCACCGCTTGGTGGACTTGTATAATATCCTTTTACAAGCCAGTTTGAAAGATGTTCTCCAAATGTTACTTTGACATCTGTTCTACTGTGAATAATGTAATCATAATTGTATGCACTTGTTATTACATCCAACGCAGTTTTTGTTTTTGTAATACATGCGGTACATATTACTAATCGGATAGCATCCCATCGCAGATTTTTTAACAAATCTTTGAATTTGTTCTAATGCCGGTGCAGTTTGTAAAATAACGTTTTCAAATTTTATAGCAGACAGTAACGCACTGATCTTAGGATCGTGTGTAGTTCCCCATGTTGCAAGATATGCATGCACTATGTGATTATTTGCTCTTAATTCGTCTATACTGTTCTGTATGAATTCTATAACAGTATTCACATCACCTCTAATCGTACCTCTAAACAATATTGCTATGGTATACTTTTTATCAGCAGGTTCTGGTTCAGCGATTGGTTCTGGTTCTATAACTGGTTCCGGTTCCGGTTCAGCTATTGGCTCTGGCTCAGCTATTGGCTCTGGTTCTATAACTGGTTCCGGTTCTGGCTCAGCTATTGGCTCTGGTTCTATAACTGGTTCCGGTTCTGGCTCAGCTATTGGCTCTGGCTCTATAACTGGTTCCGGTTCCGGTTCAGCTATTGGCTCTATAACTGGCTCTGGTACAACAGCAGTTATTGCTTCTTGCTGTACACTGGCAGCAATTATCTTATTTTGAATTTGTTCTTCGGTGGGTATGACGACTCTTGGCGGCATGGCGATACGATGTACAGCCGTTGCACGAGACACAAATTTTCTCGCCATAACATACCTAACTGCTAATATTACGTAATATTTATGTGATGCTCGATAAGTTGACAGACTGGCTAATATAGTGTAATGTCTAATACAATTACAGGAGTTATGGATAGTGTCCGACTACTTAACTACAGACTACATCAAAAGTACCAGCAGGGATTACAGTATCTATGTGTGTCAAACACGCGGTATTCCCAGTGTATGTGATGGTCTCAAAGATGCACAACGCAAAGCACTGTTTGTAATCAAACCCAAAGCTGATAAGATTAAAACAATCTCGTTGGCAGGCGAAATGATCAGTCAAAACGTTTATCTGCACGGCGATGCCAGTGCGGCAGAAACACTTAGCCTTATGGCTGCACCTTATTGCAACAATATCCCACTATTACATGGTATCGGTGCATTCGGTACTAAGATTGGTCCTACTGATTGGGGCGCACCACGCTATACATATCTAAAACGCAACGCACACACTGATGCATTGGTGTTCACTGACTATGACATCGTGCCGTTAAAAGAAAACTACGACGGCAGTGTGTTAGAGCCCAAGAACTATTTGCCTTTGATTCCCATGGTGTTGTTAAATGGCGTAAGTGGTATTGCAGTTGGGTGGAGTACAGACATTCTACCTCGCAGTCTTGACGATTTGATTGATGCAACACTGGCTGCAATTGATGGCAAAGCTATTAAAACACTGGCACCCAAGTATGATTATCTTGATTGCAACGTGCGCAACATCACAGGTAATGCTTGGGAATTTACAGGGCGTGCTAGAATCGACGGCAGCACAGTGTGGATTGAAGAATTACCTCCCAACCTGAGCCTTGAGAAGTTCAAAGAACGACTCAATGCAATGGAAGATGAAGATAAGATTCAGACCTATGTGGATCGCAGTACCAAAACTATCAAAATTGAAATTCGTTTCAAACGCGGCACAATTGCAGATTGGACAGAAGAAACAGCTATAGATTTCTTCAAACTGCGCAGCCGTTCTACCGAACGTATTGTTGTGCTGGATTGGAACGGCAACAGTGTACGTCAATTTGAAACAGCAGAATTGCTGGTCAACGAGTTTGTACAATGGCGCCTGGGCTGGTACAAAACACGTTTTGAAAAGATGATCGCCGATTTGACTTATCAGTTGAATTGGAATTCTGCGCTCAAAGCCTGTATCGATGGCAAGTTGCCCGAGTATTTGCCTAACGCAGCAAACAAGATAGATGTGCTTGACAAGGTTAAGCATCTATGCAATACTATCAAAGTCGACGATGAACAAATGGAACGTATTGCTAGCTTGCCTAGCTACAGGTGGGCTAAAGATGCCTATGCAGAAATTGTTGCTAAAATTGCAGATCTTATTGCAAAAATTGCAGAACACCAAACAGTGCTGGCAGACCCAAAAAAGCAAAAAGACATTTATCGTCGAGAAGTTGTAACTCTTAAAAAACTAGGAAAGGTTGACAGATGATTACCAAACAGGAACTGACCACTGCACTTACACAAGGTATTTGCGAGGTTACATTTACTAAAGTAAACGGCGAAGTTCGCACAATGCCGTGTACGCTAAAAACAGATCTATTGCCGGCACATGCCGCTGTAGTCGAACAGCGTACAGAACGCAAACATACCGATACTCTTATGTCTGCATTCTGCACTGATAAGAAAGAATGGCGCAGTTTTCGTGTAGAAAACGTCACCAAACTTACGCAACTGGCCTAATACCTATTGACACCTGTTGCTGTTATGTTATTATGCACAAACAACAGCAACAGGTGCCACATGTTCAACAAGTATATCACAGAAGAACTCCGTACACTGCGGGCAGCTTTTCAAGCTCGTGGATTTGATATCCGCCTAGTAGGCGGTGCAGTGCGTGATATCGTTGCAGGCGAAGATCCCAAGGATCTGGACTTTTGCACTGATGCAGATCCCACTGAACAACTGGAAATCTACACAACAAATGGCTACAAGTATGCAGAAACTGGTCTGCAACACGGCACGATTACTGTTGTAATTGACCATGTTGGCTACGAAATCACCAGTCTGCGTACAGAAACTAATCACGATGGGCGTCATGCAACTGTTGCATACACTCGCAATTGGATGGATGATCTGAGTCGCCGAGACTTTACGTTCAATGCCATGTCAATGACCTTTGACGGTGTGCTGATTGATCCGTTTGGTGGACAAGAGGATCTGCGTAATCAGATTGTTCGCTTTGTTGGCGATGCAGATGCTCGTGTTAAGGAAGACTACCTGCGCATCCTGCGCTGGTTCCGTTTTCAAGCACGATTTGGCAAGCAAGATAACATTGATCCTGCTGCATGGCAAGCTATCTTGGACAACTTCGAAGGACTGGAAAAAATCAGTCGCGAGCGTGTATGGAGCGAACTGAAACGTATCATTATTCATCCTCGCGGTTCTGCACTATTTCGTGTGATGTCTGACATTGGCATGTGGCCATACATTTCAATTGAAGGTGCTGTACGTGCGCCGGATATGCCAGACCTTATCAATGAACTGCTGCAATGGTCGCAAGATCCCGAAGTTGTAATGGCAGCATGGATGAATCTCCGCCACACTGTTGTTGAAAAGGCATCGGCTAATTTGAAATGGAGCAGTAGTGAACGTGACCATGCACTGTGGCTGTGTAATCATATCAAAGGACCATATGCTAAACGACACGATCTGCGTCGTCTGATTGCAGTAGATGGTGCACCTCGTAAATGGGTTGCAGAACTTGCTGCATTTGAAAAACGCGATGAATGGAGCCAAAATGCTCTTGTGCATTGGGAATTTGATCCGTTCCCGGTAACGGGGGAAGATCTGTTTGCGGTTGGTATGAAGCAAGGTAAAGCAATGGGGGACGTTCTGCGACAGCTGAAAGATGCTTGGGCAGACAGTGGCTATGTTGCTACTAAAGAAGAACTGATGGCCCTGGTGGTGGTATGACTAAAACTTATACCACCTACCAGACCGCAGTATATAACAATGCACCAACTCGCAGATCCACTCAGCAGATCGTCGCATCTAAAGGTCCGCATACAATTACAATTACCAATCAACAGTACCATAGTACATGTACACACCTTGTGGCATTTCTTGCAGAACACATTGGCATAGGCAACTATAAACTGCGATTTGCCAAGAATGTACACAATCAAGTTATAGATGGTAAACCTGTTGATATTGAGTTTGTAAATGCAGAGTTTGAAATGTTATTCAAATTGCTAACGGGCAATATTATAGAAAGTGTTAAGCCCGACTATTGATATGCAATTGTGGCCCGGTTAGTATTCCGGGCCACTTGCTGTGGCTAAATTAGCGATAGAAGACTTCTATCTTTTCTTTGGTACGAGTTGGGAATACCAGCTCTGAGTCGGTTGCATGGACTCTGCGATTTTTGGAATCGTCATTGAAGCCGATGCCCATAAGCAGATCTGGACCACGCTTTAGTCCCATCAACTTGCCAATTTCATCCTTTTGGAAGCACTGGCAGCAGCCTGTTGCATATCCCAGCATGCTGGCAATAAAGTTAACATAGCCAGATGAAATACCTATTGCAGTATTGACATCACGTTCGAATACTTTGAGCTCTGACTCATCTGCATTGCTCCACTTTTCAAATGCCTTTGGCGTAATTTCATCCAATTCTTTATGTACATAAACAAACAACACATTAGCCAATGTTTGACTATTTGTTGTAGGCACATGTTTGCCGGTTACAACGTTGTCTGCTGTAACACCTGTCGACAACACGTGAATCTTTGCAATTAATTCAGGATCTGTTAACACATGTAGATCGTAGAACGAAATATTCTGCTTGCTTGGGCAATTGGTAGCAGCTTGTACTAACAACTCCAAGTCTTCTTGTGGCATTTGCTTTGATAGATCGAAGTTTCGCTGGCAATGCTGACTCCTAATCACGGCTTTCATGATATCTCTGTAATCTGTTGACATGTCGATATCTCCCTTCTCATAGTATTTATTTTTGTTTTCACACCAGTTGTGCTTTGACCTAACATAACTTATAATTTAATTTTACTAGAAGGGCTAACATATGTCAGATTGGCTTAATGAAGCAACATATGCGCAGGCAATAGCAGAATCACTGCGAGTTAAATTATATGATGCAGAACAAAAACTAGAAATACAGCGTTTAAAAGTCTACTACAACACAGACTTTGAAGGTCTCTGGCCAGTTGGCACAAGTGCAGTGGTTGTTGCAGAATCACTTGAGCGAGCAGAATTGTTGTTAACAGACAAGCTTGCTGCTATAGGACTTGCATACAGAGGTACTATGACTGAACTTGATATGACTGTACCAAATGCAGTCATACTGCAAGACGGCAATTACTAAAAACTTTATCTTTTACGATCAGTTGACTACTAGCAAATACGTCTTATCATATGGCATGTGATAACACACACTGTATGGAGTTTGTAAATGTATGTAATCAAAAATATTCGCGATGTTGTTTTTATTGTTATAGGTGTGTCGATCATTGCACTCGGTGCATATGTGCTTACTCATCCAGATCAAACTGGCCGTTGGCTAAAGTCCGTAGATGATGCTCGTTATTTTGAATTGGATCACGATATCGGTGGATCTGGTATCTAATTTCGAAATACTGCTGATGCAATGATGTTTGTATCAAAAATATATTGTGCTAAGAAAATTTAACAAGGTGTGATCATATGCAGCAATAACGCTGCGTTCGTCGTACCATAACCATAGGACCCAACTATATGATCGTCACTGCTAAAATTAACTTTGAAGGTAATTACAACGAACTCGACACGCTAATGAAACAGATTAATGCGTTCGACTATAGTATTGAACCAGACGCATTGCCCCAGTGGCAAGAGAATATGTGTGATATCACCACAGGGTGGAAAAAAGTTTGTACACTTAGCCTGTCTGAACTTTCTGAGTTTAACAGTGATGCGAGTCATTTCATACACCAGCCTGGTATATATGCAATTTCTCTAGACACAACTCGTAACGTTACAACTCCATTCGAAACCCGTTGTTTGTATATAGGCGAAAGTACTGTAAGCATGTTCAAACGTCTTAAAATGTTTGAGGGTGATTGGCGCGGTAATAAAACAAATCACAGTGGCAAGATATACGACATGCGCACAAAACATTTGAAAAATATTAGTCAACACGAGTTAGTTATATGGGCCAGGCCGCACAACGAAGATGGCCTACACGAGCATACACAGGATGCCAGTAAAGCTCGCGAAAAAATGGCATTTGCTATGTGTGATCTTGTACAAGGCAAAGTTCCATTGGGCAATACTCGCGACATAGACGGCACGGAGTATTATTACACACAATTAAAGGTTGATCGCAAACCATTCATTAAACGTGCCGAAGAACTGTTTGAGTCTGAAAAAATTCGTGTCGCGCACTTGTACTACTGATACACACAAAACTTGAAATTATCAATGCAGTTGTGTGTAAATACTGTATATATTTTGAAAGCAGTCGCATTGAAAAACATATTTGCAATACATGGTGCATGGAGTAGTCCAGTCAGCTTCAATTATCTGCAAACGCAAGTCGATGCTGATTGGACTACTTTAAATTACGACCATACTCGCGATGGCATGCGGGATATTATACACCGTGCAAACGAAGAAATTGTCAAACCTTCCACTGTTATAGGACACAGCCTGGGTGGTATTGTTGCACTACACTTGCACGATAATCCACTTGTAGAGCGTATTATAACATTGGCATCGCCGTTGGCTGGACTGGAGTTAAATCTCATACAGCTATACTTCAGTCGCAGCAACTTGATAGGGCAAATTGCCAAAGACAGCCATATTATTAAAGATATGAAACGTGCAATATACACCAAACCCATACGTCATATCGTAGCAACGAACGGTTTCAATCCGTTTATATACGAAGACAATGACGGTGTACTACCCATTAAAATACAAACCAATTGGAGTTGCGGCGAGTTTTACAAAATAGATTCCAATCACTATGAGATATTGCAGCATGCCGACACTGTTGCTGCAATACGTGAATTTGGATAAATTAGTATATGAGATATGATGATATTACCCCCGGCGCAGCATCAGCCCTGATATGGTGCAGAATTACAGACACAGTTCTGTTTATACTACGCAGCGAATTGGGTAACGACCCACTTCAATGGGGCTTTCCAGGCGGGCATGTTGAATCGGGCGAAAGCTACGATGAAGCACTGCATAGAGAATTGCAAGAAGAAATTGGCAGGGATTTGATTAATAATCCCAAAGTATTGCTAAGTGTTAGCCATGCCACAGAACCTGCATTCACTCACAAGTGTTATGCTATTGCAGTAAACAAACAGTTCAAACCCAAACTCAATTGGGAACATGTTGATTACAAATGGAAGAGCCTAGGCGAAATGCCAGAACCGCAAACCTGGAGTATTGGCATGTTGATGAGCAATGATGAAGCTGCTGAACGCCTTAAACAGTTCCAAGAACGAGTTAAAAAAGCTGGGTGAATAACCACACGGAGTAATTAAATGAGCGGTCAGCGACGCTGGATTAAAACATGGGCTAGAACTGTAGGTATGCCAATTGGTATTACCGACAACGACAAGCCAGAATTTTTACCTATCTCACAGAGCGATGTGAAAAAGGCACTGGCATTTAGAACTTTTTGGATTGTATTGCATGTGGTTACATGTGCATTTATTATTGCCAGCAACGGTAGGAACCTCGGACTATGGTGAGATTTAAACTGTTCTTAGCGTGGTATCGTGTGCTACGTTCACGCAACTACAATGCTCTGCCGTGTGTAGAGTATGCATGGTACAACAGCAAGTATTATACCGCAGATGGTAAAAACCGAGTATAATCGGTTGACAGACCTGCACTCTAGTGTTCTAATAGTGTTATGAAACTTCAAAAACTCAAACCACTGTTTGACCTGTATCAGGAACAGTTTCCTGAAATACATACTCTTGCTTTTGCAGTGTATATGCAGTTGCCTAAACGTATGGGACTCTACTCTATATGGCAAGAAGATCGCTGCATATATGTGGGTAAAGGCAAGATCCCTAGTAGGTTCGTGCATCACTGGAACAAAGCACATTGCTTGTGGGAAACAGGCAAAGGTACTCGCAACGGTACACAGGATACAGATGGCTGGAGCGATCTACGTTCGCAGACTTGGTATGATCCCACACTGTGGACCATTGAATACTTTTTTGAAGATGGTTTTGTAAATCAAGCAGCATACGAAGGTCCCATGATGAAGCTGCTGGACCCGTGGGCCAATGATGAAGCATATCTAGATCGCAAACGTGCTGCCAAATGATATTTAAATATGGACCATTTGATGGCAAACACTGTACGACTGAAGAAGACTTTGTTAATAAATCGTTTGAAGTAATATTTTTTAGCGACGATGTTGCAGTTGCAAGACGGACGTTTACTGGTCGTAGCGTTGTATACATAGACAGTGCTGTTAACAATTGGCTAGTGGGCATATTAAAATCAGAACATTTTACCATGGAAGAAAGACTTCGTGCGTAAGTAATACGCATGAAAAGAATCCTTCACCGCATAGACGAGCCGCAATTCATGGAGTGGCGCAGTTACCATACTGCACGCCATTACGACTCAGTATTAGACAATTGTGATCTCAATGAACAGAATCAGTGGCTGCGCGACAGAGGCATAACCATAGGCATGGAACATGTGCGATTCAAACGACACAGCGAACCATGGATAGCCACAACAATATCAGTATGGTTAGATGACGAATCTTGGATTGAGTTTAGGTTAGTGTGGGCCTAGACTGTATTATATTAGCAAATCTCTTAAATAATACAACAAGGTTTAGTATTTTCAAGTGGTTGCACATCATAGATATCGTATGTTCAGGCGAATGGTAAACAGTATAGACAAAGTTCCGTTCGCTTTAGCAAGTTGGGAATTGAATTTACGGCACGACGATAGTTTTCGTAAGTGGTGGAATATCACTACGGTAAAAGGCATGAGTATTGCCGGTATGAGCGACCGCGAGCATGCAACAATCATTGAATATTGCAATTCACATGGCGCAGAATATATTTCAAAGAAACGCAAGTTTGAAGATTTCTTATACACTGGATATTCAGAAAAAGTAATGAACTTGCCACCAGACTTGATAGATTATACCTATGATGAAAATGAATTGGTTGTCATAGGCACACATCAAATGATAGACGATGCATTGGTATGGACCAAACAACTACCGCCACGTTCACACATATGCTACACACAAGATATACCGCTGCGCGATATCAAACGCTGTGTTGCAGATACCAATTGGCGCATACTGCCTAACACCAGTGACCCGGGCGGATACTTTGTCAGCACTGATAATAAAAACTCTTTGTTCCCACTTTGGTTGCAAGGTTAACTGTTAGACTGCACAATGCTATATGAGTACAGCAACAATTGTTATAGCTGCAACAGGCAGCAATGAACTGGCAAAAGCAGTGGAATCTGCACTTGCACAAGATCACGCAGACACCCGTGTATGGGTTGTAACAGACGGCCCTGTGTTTACCACAGCAGTTGACGCAGTCATAGCACCATACCGAAACCGTTTGCATGTTTTGCAGCTACCGGAGAACACGGGTGCCAATGGATTCTACGGGCACCGCATCTATGCAGCAGCCGGACATTTGATTAACACAGACTTCATACTTTTTCTAGATCAAGACAACTGGTTTGACAACAACCATGTGTCCACACAGATAGCAGCCATTGAACGCAATGACTGGCAATGGGGTCACAGCTTACGTAAGATTACAGACAAGTATGGCAACTATCTCTGTTTGGATGATTGCGAGAGCCTTGGCAAATGGCCTATCTATCTCAGCAGTGAACATCACTTGGTGGATACCAGCAGTTTCTGCATTCGCAGAGATGTTATCACACAGATTGGTTCTGCATGGCATTGGGGCTGGGGAGGCGATAGACGTTTCCTATCAGCTATATCACAACACTTTCCACAATGGGGAACCACTGGCCTGTATACATTAAATTACAGACTGGATGGAAATCCCAACAGTGTGAACAAACAATTCTTTGACAACGGCAACAGTGTCATGTATGGTAGATACAACGGTGAATATCCGTGGCGCAATACGGTGTAACAGATGATCAAGCTTATGGAAAAACTGCCGCGTGAATTGTATGTTGCCTGTTCTGGCGGCGTAGATTCTATGGCTGCATTGGATTTCTTGCGTAGGAATCACACTGTCGCTGCTGCATATTTTGATCACGGCAGTGACAACAGCAAAGACTCATTGCAGTTTGTTCAAAGCTATTGCGATACTGAAAATATCCCATTGGTGATCGGCACTGTGAATAAAGAACGTGGTAGAAACGAAAGCTTGGAAGCATATTGGCGCGACCAGCGTTATGGATTCTTAGACGCATTGGGCGAAACTGTAGTTACTGCACATCATCTCGACGATGCAGTTGAAACCTGGGTCTGGGGTAGCTTGAATGGCCAGCCAAAACTACCGCAACTGCATCGTGGCAACGTGGTACGTCCGTTTCTAGGTACTAGAAAGTTTGAGTTGCGCAACTGGTGTACGCAACGTGATATTCCGTGGATTGAAGATACCAGCAATGAAAAGCTGGAACTGACTCGCAACTACATCCGCAAGGAGTTGATGCCGCATGTTCTTAAAGTAAATCCCGGCATTCATAAAATGATTATGAAACGGTTGCATGATCAAAAGGAACGTGCTATATAATACACATTGGGGGATTAGCTCAATTGGTTAGAGCGCCGGACTCATAATCCGTAGGTTGCTGGTTCGAGTCCTGCATTCCCTACCAAATCAAAAGGAACTACTGTGCAAGAAAAACTCATGAAACTCAACGACTATTCAGATGGGTCAGGTCATTGGCGCATAGCCTGTGACTGCCTTGATAGCAACCACGACTGCGAGCTTTGGTTTGAGCCACATGCGCAGCTTGAATCAGTTGGACTTAATATCAGTATGGAAGTGGGCATTTATCCGCGATATAATTGGCCGGAGAACCTATGGCGTCGTATTACCATAGCGACAAAGGTATTGTTCACAGGTTACTATACTGCCACAGGCGAAGTGATACTGGACGACAAGGGCATTGCTGCCATGCAAACTGCACTGGTTGAAGGTCTTGCGCATGTTGAAAAAAGCAAGGCGGCGCAAGCGTCGGCTCGTGCAGCAAGACTAGAAAAAATGGCAAATAAATCTGCCTAAATTGGCAAATATCCCATTGACGTGGTATGCAGACTACTGTAGTGTGAACTCATAAGCAACACACACGGAGTTACGCAAATGAAACTGGAAATTGCACAAAACGCACTTGCAGCACTTGCAGGCGGTACGTTTGTTGGTATCGACACTGTCACTGAAGTTAAACTGTCGGGTGGTAAAAAGAATCCGCAGCAAGGTCGCATTACCAAAGAGACTACTGGTTCGCAAGTCATGTGCTTTAGCAACACTAATGGCAGCGCATACGATGCAATGGTCAAGCGTAGGCTTGTAGCAGAGGGCAAGGACCCCGACACGTTTGTGCTGGGACCGCGCAAGTGGGGCCAGCGTGTGCCGGGTACTGCATTTGTCGAACACAACGGCGAGCACTATCTGGAAGTAATCGTGCTTAAATCTGGAAAAACACAATACCTGCAAGATGGTTACCCGATTGCAAAGGAGTTGATTGACGGACTGTCAGAAGGTCGCGAAGACAACGGCCAAGGCGGATTGTCTGCCAGTAATAAAGTCATTATCAGGACGTTTGCTCTTGATAGCATTATTTCGATGCGAGCAAACGGTGCCGAATGGCAATAACACATCTTACCAGTTGAGCACAAAGGTAAATAACTCCGTATAATTTACGGAGTTATTTTATGGATTATAAAAAGATATATGATGCGTTAATATATCGTGCGCAACTTAGAATTACCACAGGATATACAGAGAAGCATCATATTATACCAAAATGTATGGACGGTACGGATGATGCAACAAACTTAGTTAATCTAACTGCACGAGAACATTTTGTAGCTCACCAGCTTTTAATTAAAATTTACCCTTTTAATCATAAATTAATATTTGCCGCTGCAATGATGTGTGCATCTACTAATCGATTACAACGCACAACAAACAGATTATATGAAAGATTAAAAATATTGCATGCTGCGGCAATGTCCGAATTACATACCGGTAAAGTTGTAAGTAACGAAACACGTGAAAAATTACGTAATAAAAATCGAAATTATAAACCAACAGCGAAAACAAAAGCAAAAATATCAGCAGCTGGTAAAGGCAAGATATGTTCCAACGAGACAAAAGCAAAAATATCAGCTGCGAATACAGGGCATCACAGAGGACGCGGACAACCATTATCAGACGAACATAAGGCTAACCTATCAATAGCTAATACTGGCAGACGATTATCCAACGAGCACAAATCAAAATTGTCTGCTATTAATTTAGGTAAAAAATTATCAGACGAAACTAAAGCTAAAATGTCTAGTTCACAACTTGGCAGGACGATATCAGATGAACATAAAGCAAAATTGTCTGTTGCGATGAAGGGAAAAACTTTTAGTATTTGGATAACAAATGGCACAAATAATCTTCGTATATCGCCAACAGACGTAATACCAAATGGTTACTACAAAGGTAGAATAATCGCGCCTAGGATTAAAATGTAGCAACTTACGTTTCTTTTGACCTGCACGATCACTCTGCGCATCTACACATTGTTTTACCGACCAAATGACTATACACTGTTATACCATAAGGAGACCGACATGGAATTTAAAGACGTAATTGCCACCAGACGTACACAACGAGACTTTGATAGCAGCCATATGATGTCAGACGACGATCTCAATACTATTATCGACGCTGCTCGTGCCACACCTACCAGCTTTAATATTCAAAATTGGCGCTTTGTTGCAATTCGAGACCGTGGTATCAAAGAAAAGATCAAGCGTGCTGCCTGGGATCAACCTCAAGTTGCTGTCAACAGTGTATTGCTTGCAGTCTGTGCAGATCTCAATGCGTGGAATGACAATACCGAACGTTATTGGGATGCCAATGGCGAAGACACTGCTAAAACTATGGCAGGTATGACTCGCGGATTTTATGACAAAAATCCTGAAATGCAACGCGATGAAGCCATGCGCAGTGTGGGTATGGCTGCTACCGCAATCATGCTTGCAGCCACTGACTTGGGATATGCTAGCAGTCCAATGATTGGCTTCAACCCTGTTGATGTTGGCACTGCTATCAATATGCCTGCCAACCATGTTGTGGGCATGCTGATTGCAATTGGTATCCCACAAGGTATTCCCCATCCCAAGACCCAACTTGCCCGTGAGCAGGTTATGATATATGACTTCTTCCCGGCGTAAGTCCACTGAAAGCAAGTTCAGGCGGGGTAATATCCCGCCTGACGATGTACCGTTTGTGTATAGGCATACTGCGTATTACGAAGATACTACAATGCCTTATATAGAAAACGAATTGATAGAATGGTGCGAGCATAATTGTAAACAACCCTGGGCGTGGTGGTTTGATGCAAGACATGCATATATTGGATTTGCCAGCCAAGAAGAACTAATGCAGTTTAGGCTAAGTGTTTAATAAATATCAGTATGCAAATACGTGATATATTATTAGAATACGAACGAGACCGTGCTGTACAAGCATTGGGTAATAGTTTATGGTTAGCTGCACTGCGAGATAGGGTCAGTGCATGGCGTGTGCCACTGGATCAACTACTACAACATATAGTTGATAAATTTGGATCATCTGCAAGAACTGAGCCAGAAGATCAAAAACGCTATACAGATGATGCGATGAGCGCAATCGAAGCAGCAGATCCAACTACTAATAAAAAATACACACAGTGGATGGCTCGCCAGTTTGCCCTAGGCCACGTACTCAAGTTGGAAGATGTGGTAAGCACTCTTGCAGATTCTGTTGCTAAATTCGACAAGCTGAATCGCAAAAAGAAAATACCTGCACCATTCAACGACATCAATCGTTATAAAACTGCTAGCGAGTTCATGAGCAAGATGGACGAGTTTGAAGACATAGTTGACGACAGTGAAGATAAAAACAGCAAAGCTAAAAAAGCCTACGCAGACGATGATGTAACAGTCGTTGTACCAGAAAATGAAGCTGCGGCCTGCAAGTATGGACGTGACACACGTTGGTGTACAGCAGCAGTACACGGTAACAATTATTTTGACCAATACAACCGTCAAGGTCCCATGTACATACTGATACCAAAAACGCCTAAATATGCAGGCGAAAAGTATCAGTTGCATTTTGCCAGTGGTCAGTTTATGGACGAAAATGACGATCCAGTGTCGTTGAGTTCACTGTTAGGTGCAGAAGGCAGATTTCCAAAATTACAAGAGTTTTTTGCAGTTGCAGAACAAGATGCAATGAGTGATTTGATTGCATTTGCACCAGATCGCGAGTTGCAGCCTGTGTTAACAGAATATCATGATATATTGCAAGACGTTGTAAGTGAGATCTTATCAGAATGGGAAGCCGGTGACGACACTTACTATCCTTGGCTGCGAGAACAGGGCTACGTGGATGAGGAAACTGACGAAGTGGATTGGGAGCGTGCACCTAGTTATTTTGAATATAACAGTGATGCCGAAACCGCATATGAGAGCATGACAGCCGCTATTACGTTAACGCCAACGGATGCAAGAGAATACGCCGATCGAGGACAACTTAACTCAGATGATGGCGACATGTGGGACATGTCCAAAATGGAAGATGTAATGGTTATGTCTGTATACGATCATTTAGGCAAACGCAACTACGCAGCCGATGCGCTGGTAGGCTACATCGAGAAACGTACAATGGTGCGATATCTGCGCAACAAGGGTAGATGGACTGTTGAAATAATCAAACCTCGTTGACTTATAAATTGAATTGGCCCTATGGTAATCTTATAGTTGTAATGACAATATAAGGTTTCGATATGAGAGTGATATTCTGTTTTCCAGGTAGAGAGTTCAGTGACAACTGGGTAAGATCCTGGACTGATACTGTGACAACCTGTGGTGCAAACAACATTGAATGGGCGTTTAGTATGGCCTATGATCCAGTTGTCTACTATGCACGCAATCGTGTATTGGGTGGCAACAATGTTGCTGGAAAACAGCAAAAACCATTCGGCGGCACACTGGATTACGATTACCAAGTGTGGATAGACAGCGACATGGTATGGAAGGGCGACGATGTCATCAAACTGCTATCACACAACAAGCCCATTGTCAGTGGTTGTTATCCCACACACAGCAACCGAGACTTTCCCATTGTTGAAACCCTAGACTACAATCGCCTGCTACAAGATGGCAAGTTTGAGTTTATGACAAGGCCTGAACTGGATACTAGAACCGATCCATTTGCTGTTAGCTATGTGGGCTTTGGATTCATTGCAATAGCCAAGGGTGTTATGGAACGTATGGAATATCCATGGTTTAGACCTCGTTGGGTAGAGAAAGATTCATTTGCAGAATTCACAGCAGAAGATGTGGGATTTTGTTGGACTGCTGCTGAAATAGGCGAATCTATTATAGTAGATCCCACCATACGTGTGGGTCATCAAAAAAGCATTATACTGAGTTAAGGACACAACATGGCATTTTGGATTAGCACTAAATCATGCACAAACGTAGAAGGACTAAGTTGTTGTTATAGGCAGTGGCGTGCAATACACAATCGCTGCGATCTACTACATGGTGCTGCACTGAGTTTTAAGTTTGTATTCGAATGTCACCGGTTGGATGAAAACGACTGGACATTTGACGACACTTATATGTCACATATAAAAGACTGGTTAAGAACACAATTTGATCACACTACATTGGTTGCAGCAGATGATCCAGAACTGGCAATGTTCAAACAAATGAGTGATAAAAAACTGTGTGATTTGCGTATATTACCAGGTGTAGGTTGTGAAAAGTTTGCAGAGCATGTGTTCATTCATGTTATGACATGGCTTCATACACAGGATATGACACATCGTGTTACTATAAGAAGTGTTGAATGCATAGAACACGACGGTAATTCTGCACTTTATGTGGAATGAGCGATATCAACGGGCTATGCTGTAGACATTTTGGCTAAATATTCAAGCATAGCCCGGAGAAGCATTAGATGGCAACTTTTCAACCAACACCTACTTATTACAGGGTAACCTGGAATCTAACTAGCCCTAAAGATTATACTGGGACCGGGACCACTGCTGGTGGCATTTCCCCATATACCAGTAACCAATATCACACAATGGTTGCATTGACCAGTTACAATGCAACACCAACTATGACAACTGGCGACACGCTAAGCTGCAACGGATACATAATTGGTCCGTTTGATTCAGGTGATAACGTTGCAGCAATTGTAGATCGTTTTAACTTGATGAACCAATACACAAATGTAATGGCCAGTGTTAACTTCAGTGGTTACGTTACGTTGCAAAGTGCATGGCCTCAAAGCACATTGCCAATTGTACTTGCAAACGTAAACGGCACTCCTCTTACAACACTGGGATTCCCAGTCGGCGCATTCTCTTACAAAGCACCAATCTATGGTGGGTCATTTACTACACTGGGAAACAATGACACTGTTATAGTCAACGGCGCAAATATTACATTTACAACATCTGGCGGACTCACTGTGGCAGGTGCATGCTCTACTATCAATTCTGTTAGCGGTGTAACAGGTGTTGTTGCAACTAGATATGCTGATAAAATTCAGCTGAATAGCCTGAGCCTTTCACCGATTTATATCGGTACAGATACTGGCAGTGCTGCATCTGATCTTGGATTTGCTGCATCTACTGTGTATGTACCCAGCATGACATTTGCACAAGCTACTGCAATTGAACAGGGTAATATGCGCTGGACAGGTGTTGCCAGCTATATAGAAAGCAACCTGACTGCAACTGTATACGGCGCAACTGCAATGACAGGTACTACCACATCAGGTAATACGCCGCCAACAACAGTGTCGTGGACAGTTGGTATTGAACACATTGACCAGCTTGTAACTTATACTGTTGCCGGTGAGCCAGAAGCTATAAACACTCAGCTAGTTGGACCTGCTGCACTGGAAAGATTAATTGCTCGTGCATTAACGAGTACTTGGATCAGTAACCGCAGCATTTGGAACAGCAATGTAGTTATTGCAGGTAGTATGGTAGCGTACAATGATGTACAGGTAGTTACACAACAGGTAACTGCTGCTGCGATTGATATTGCATCCAATGTTGCAGTTGTAGAAGACAATTTGTCGGTTACTCAAATAGCCTACGCTTAATAGCTTGTTGACAAATTTGAGTTATGCAGTACAATTGATAATTATCCTAAGGAATTATTAATGTTGTCCACCATACTCATGTTTATAGCTGCGGTATCGCTAAGCTGCGTTGCAGGCTATTATAGTGTTATCGGATTAACTACCATATTCAGCAGTGCATTTATTCCAGTGCTGATTATGGCCGGTACACTGGAAACCAGTAAGGTTATCACAGCTAGCTGGCTGTATAACAACTGGCAAAAAACACCGTTTCTGTTAAGAAGCTATCTAACAGGCGCAGTAATTGTGTTGATGTTTATTACCAGCTTGGGTATCTTTGGTTTTCTTAGCAAAGCCCACGTGGAACAAGCTGCTGCCAATGCCGAACAACAGGCCAAGATACTGCGCATCACTCAAGAAATTGATCAGCAAACTGCAACCATTGCCAGTGCCAAGCAGAAAATGGCCAATGCCGGCAAAGGTGACGAAGCTGGCAATGCTGCAATCAGTGCCCGCATTGACGATGCCAATAAGGTCATTGCCAGTGCCAATAGTCGTGTACAGCCTCAAATTGATGAGCAGCAGAAGATAATCGACGACGCTATTGCCAAGGTAGAACTGCGTGTCGGTAGCATACAAAGTCAAATTGACGACGTAGATAAGCAGGTGTCTAACTTAGATGCAATCATCAAGAGTTTGATTGATCAAAAGTATGCAACCAAGGCGCAGGCCAAACAAACAGAACAAAAAGCTGCAAGAGATGAACTGGCCAAACAAAAGTCTGATCTGCTAGCACAGATTGATGTTATGCGACAGGCCCCTGATCCAGTGGTTATTGCTGCCAAGGCTGAGATAACCAGACTGCGCAGTAAAGTTGAAGACGATATCAAACAAACACGCGATGTAATAGATCAGCTTACTGCCAAGTTGTCACAAGGCAGTGACACTACTAAAATACAGTCTGATATTGATACACAGACCGCAGTTGTTAAAGCTGCTGAAGCAAAGATAGAAACACTCAATGCTGACAAATTTACGTTGGAGACAGAAGGTCGCAAGCTAGAAGCAGAGACTGGTCCTATCAAATATATTGCACAGGCATTGTATGGAGATACAGTTGATCAAAATCTGCTAGAACATGCAGTTAGATGGATCATCATGCTGATCATCGTAGTATTTGATCCTCTGGCATTGTTGATGTTGATTGCTGCTAACCAAGGTCTTGCTGAACACCGTACACGCAAGCTGGAATCTGCAAAACTTGTAAACACACCCACACCAACACCCGCATCTGCTCAACCAGAAACTGCACCGTTTGCTCGTAGTTTTCAGATTCGACCACAGCATCAAACGCCAACACCCGCACCTGCTCAACCAGAAACTGCACCGAGTTACCCAATTCGGCCACAGCACCAAACGCCAAAAGATGTACCAGTAAACGAAGAGCCCGCTCCTACCGCAGTACAAACAGAAACCAAAGAAGTATTTGGCGATTTAACAGAAGCTGAACGTGTTGAGTTTGAACAATTTTTAAATAAAACAGTTCAAACCAACAATGTTGAACCTCGCAATCTTACTATTTCGTTTGATAGTGCGACTGCTAACTTGACAATAGTAGAGGAAACCCAAACACCAGTTGATGAAGAACCCGTAGTACGACTGCCGGTAGTTGAAGACGATCTTGACAATGCAAGCAAATCACCTGTAATATCAGAAGATGGAAAGTTAGAATGGCAACTGATAGATCAGCTACCAGTTGTAGGCACTAAACGAAAGACAGCAGCTGAATTTCTTGATAGACTGAAAGAGTTATATCAGCGTAGACTACAACAATTCGCAAATAAAAAAACAGAGGGTTAACACATGGGCCGGGATACTTCACGTCCTACCGTTTCTTGCAGTTTCTGCGGCAAGAACCAAAACGAAGTCAATAAGCTAATCAGCGGTAATGACGTTTATATATGTAACGAATGCGTGGAACTGTGCCACGGTGTACTAAAAGAGGAATTTGTACCGCCAAAGTCCAATCCTACACAACTGACACCACAGAGAATTATGGAATATTTGGATGAGCGAATGGTTGGACAACATCAAGCCAAGATGATGTTGAGTGTTGCAATCTATTCGCACATGAAACGTGTTGATAATTCCATTATCGACGGTGTAGAGATCGACAAGACAAACCTTATGTTTATCGGGCCTACTGGTGTTGGTAAGACCTACATTATTCAGCAAGCTGCAAAACTGCTGGATGTACCCATGGTCATTATTGATGCTACCAGCTTGACTGAAAGTGGTTATGTTGGTCTTGATGTAGAAGAAGCAATTGCACGACTGTATCAAGCAGCAGACCAAGACATTGAAAAAACCGAACGCGGCATTGTTTACATCGACGAAATTGATAAAAAAGGTCGCAAGAGTGAGAACAGCAGCATCACACGTGACGTAAGCGGCGAAGGCGTACAACAAGCCCTGCTGAAAATGATCGAAGGCTGCGATGTCAAAGTACCGCCCACTGGTGGTCGTAAGAATCCGCATGGTGAATTTATTATGATCAACACCAAGAATATCATGTTTATTCTGGGCGGTGCATTTGTTGGACTCACTGACATCATCAACAAGCGATTGGATAAAGGCAGTGGTATTGGATTTGGTGCAACTCTTAGCAGCCAAACTATCAGCGACAAAGACACGTTTGATTTGATTTCTCAAACTCGGCAAGAAGACCTTATCAAGTTTGGTCTTATTCCTGAATTGATTGGACGCATACCTGTTATGGTGCCGTTCTGCGATTTGAAGGAAGAAGATTTGGTAAACATTCTTACCGAACCCAAGAGCGCAATTGTCAAACAGTACCAAAAAATGTTTGGACTTGATGGAGTTGACTTGGAATTCCAGCCCGATGCACTTCATGCTATTGCAAAACAAGCAATGGAGCGTAAAACAGGTGCTCGTGGATTGCGTAGTATTCTTGAAAAAGTTTTACTACGTATGCAGTTCGAACTGCCTACACTATCGCATGACGGTGTACGCCGTATTGTTATTACCGAAGACGTTGCAAATGATCGCTGCGAGCCGTTGAAGGTATACAACAAATCCGCAGAAGCTGCCAACTGAATCTTGACAAAACACCCACATGCTATTAAATATAGTGTGTGGGTGCCTACGGGGCCCACGTAAGGTAGTGCTTCGCTAGATTAGGAGGTATAACATGCGTCAATTACCATCTACAGTTATTAATTCTATGGAAGATCTTTTTAGAGATTTCAATCGTTTTGCAATAGGCTTTGAGCCTATGATGGCAAGAGTTACAAGCAATCCCGCCACATATCCGCCGTATAATTTGATTCACGACAACGGCGTGTACAAGTTAGAGCTTGCAGTTGCAGGTTTTAAACTTGGCGAGTTGGATATCAATATTACCAATGATCGTATTCTAAGTGTCAAAGGCAGCAAAGCAGATGAACAGGCTGAACGAAACTGGATACATCGCGGTATTGCTGCACGAGATTTTGAACGACAGTTTACACTTGCAGAACATATCAAAGTGATTTCTGCTAAACTCGAAGACGGATTGTTGATTATCGAATTGCTGCGTGAAGTACCAGAACCTGCAAAAGGTATTAACATACCCATTACCACCAACAATGTTGTTGATGTAAAGGTCAACACTGATCAAGTTTAATCGACTACAGCAGTTGACCTTACAACAGGTCAACTGCATACTTTAACACACATAGGAGTTTACATGGCAAACATTAAAACAGATACAGTAGTTACAGTGGTAGACAAAGTCACTCTTAGTCCGCCACGTATGTGGAATGTATGGTTGCTTAATGATGACCAAACCAGTATGGAGTTTGTTGTACTTGTGTTGATGCAGATATTCCATCGCAGCTTTGAAGAAGCACAAGATATTATGATGAATATTCACAACAATGACCGTGGTATTGCTGGTACTTACAGTCACGAGGTTGCAACACAAAAGCGCGACGAAACCATTGCCATTGCACGTAAAAATGGTTATCCGCTTGTGGCAGATATGACTCCTGTGGAATAAGCTAGAATAGAAATTTTAGAAACTTCTGTCAGCTACAAAAAGGTCTTTCGGGACCTTTTTTGTTATTTGTAATAATGGTGTTATACTGTATAAAACACAACAGGAGAACGCTGTGAACAAACCTATTATCAAAATGGACTTGCCATCTGGCACTGTACTAATAGAATGCTATCCGGACAAAGCACCCAAGCACGTTGCACAAATACTATCGCAAGCAACAGAAGGCATGTATGACGGTACAGTATTTCACCGTGTTATTCAAGGCTTTATGGCACAAGGTGGATGGACTCAAAAAGCATTGCCGCAGCTAGAAGCAGAGTTTAACGACGTGCCTCACTTGGAAGGCATTTGCAGCATGGCCCGTACCAACGATCCAAACAGTGCAAGTGATCAATTTTTCATCTGCTTCGGCGATGCACGGTTCCTAGACAACAACTACACTGTATGGGGCAAAGTCATATACGGTATGAACCATGTACATAATGGTATTAGCAAGGGCGAACCGCCAGCAGAACCTACGCCAATTATACGCATGCGACCAGTAGACCTCAGCAGCTATGCTTAATAAGCAGTGATATAGTATGAAGGTAGCATTCATAGGCGATAGCTTTTGCAGTAGCAATCGAGATTATAGCTGGACAGATATTTTAGCAAAAAACATTGGTGCTGAAATCAGCTGTCGTGGTCACGGCGGCACAAGCATTGGTCAAGCATACTTTGATTTAATGACGCATCTGTATGATGCTGACATGTATTTCATGTTGTATACTGATCATCGCAGGTTATACAATAGCCAGCTATATCCGTTAAACACCAGCAGTTGTTTTGATTTTGAAAAACGTGGCTTACAAGGTATGTTGTCACATGATAGCAATAGCTTTCCAGATGCTGATCTATGGAATGCAGGTCTTAGTTACTTCAAATATCTCTACCACCAACCATACCACGAACTGGTGCATGAATTAATCATAAAGAAATGTGATGAAATACTTGCACAACATATATCGTCTAATCCGCACAAGAAGGTATATCATTTTCACTGCTTCCCTGCGGAATGTACCACAACTGAGTTTGCTAGCGGGCCGTGTTGCAGAGAACCTCTATTCGATCTTATAACAAGGCACGGGATAAACCTAACAGATATGAACGAAAATCACATGTCTGTACAATTAAATGCTGCTGTTGCTGATAGTATGTCTAGTCTAATAAAGACTGATGTTGGCAAGTGGTTCGATCTACCGTGACGGACAATTGGTGGGAAACAACGCCGCTTGAGTCTATGACTGAGTCGCAGTGGGATAGCCTCTGCGATGGTTGCGGCCGCTGTTGCTTGGTCAAAGCATGGCGAGACAACGAAGTCAAAAGCTGTAGAGTGGCATGCAAACTACTGGATGTTAAAACTGCCCGGTGTACTGATTATGACAATAGACAACAGCGTGTTAAAAACTGTGTAAAAATTACCATAGATGCCATTGACACGCCTGGCTTACTGCCTAAAACTTGTGCATACAAACTGTTGAAAGATGGACTACCACTGTACGACTGGCATCCATTGATAAGCGGTACTAGATCCTCTGTAAACGCAGCAGGAATCAGTGTTGTTGGATGGGTAGAAGTCAACGAGGATAAAATCAATATAATGCAGTTAATTCAATATTTAGAGCAAACTATTGCCATATGAAACATGCCAATATTGTGGTAAATCTACTACCAAAACAAATTTGATAAGATGGCATAAAAATTGCAAATAATTATGCAGTTGTGATTGAAATTTAAGTAACTCTCTATTATATTTAAACTACTGGTAGTGCTACATTTATATAGGCTATCAGAATAATCTTGCTTTTAAAGGAGACAACATGAGTCGGATAATCGGAATAGATTTGGGTACAACAAATAGTGCAATTGCATTTATAGATGGTTCTACCCCCAAAATAATAGAAAATTCAGAGGGTATGCGTACAACACCCAGTATAGTATCGTGGACAGGTACCGAGCAGTTGGTCGGGCAAGCTGCCAAGCGTCAGTCTGTAACCAATAGTAAAAATACAATTTTTGAAGTTAAACGTCTGATCGGTCGTAAGTTCAGTGATAAGTCTGTTACAGATGACAGAAAACTATTGCCATATACCATTGTTGCATCTGCTAACAATGATGCACTTATTAGTGCAAATGATACAACATATTCGCCACAAGAGATTTCTGCAAAAATTTTATCCAAGCTGAAAGAAACAGCGGAAGAATATTTAGGCGAAAAAGTTCATCAAGCAGTGATCACAGTTCCTGCATATTTCAATGATGCACAACGTCAGGCAACTAAAGATGCTGGTAAAATCGCTGGTCTGGAAGTGCTGCGTATTATTAACGAACCGACTGCTGCTGCGTTGGCATTTGCAGTAGACACTAATAGTAATGGTAGAATCATCGTTGTAGATGCCGGTGGCGGTACTCACGACGTGTCTGTATTGGATATCAGTGACGGTGTCATCGAAGTATTGAGTACAAACGGTGATACGCATCTTGGTGGTAGTGATTTCGATTCTCGTATAGTATCCTGGATGGCCGACCAATTTAAAAAAGACTACGGTATAGACTTGACCACAGACAGTGTATCACTACAACGTTTACGCGAAGCGGCAGAAAAAGCCAAAATTGAACTTAGTAACAGTCTAGAAACCGATGTTAATTTGCCATACATTACTGCGGATGCTAGTGGTCCTAAACATTTGGTTTGCAAACTATCAAGGTCTAAATTTAATAGCCTTACTAGTGACCTAGTTGATAGAATTATAGCACCCTGTAAATTAGCACTTAACGATGCAAATATGTCAGTTAACGATGTTAAAGATATACTCTTAGTAGGTGGTACCACTCGTATACCAGCAGTACGAGATGCACTTAAAGCATATTTTGGTAAACCTCTCAATAGTTCAGTTAACCCTGACGAAGTAGTTGCCATGGGCGCGGCTATTCAAGCAGGTGTATTGCAAGGCGATGTCAAAGATGTGCTGCTGTTGGATGTTACCCCGCTAAGCTTGGGTATCGAAACGCTGGGCGGCGTGTTCACCAAACTGATTGAACGCAATACTACTATTCCAACTCGTAAAAGTCAGACGTTTAGTACTGCACAGGACAATCAACCCGGCGTTCAAATCACTGTGTGCCAGGGTGAGCGCGAATTGGCCCGCGATAACAAGCTGCTGGCAACATTTAACTTGGAAGGTATTGCACCTGCTCCTCGTGGCTTGCCGCAGATTGAAGTCACATTTGATATTGATGCCAACGGTATTGTCAATGTCAGTGCCAAAGACTCTGCAACTGGCAAAGAACAAAAAGTCACTATCCAAAGCAGCGGCGGATTGTCAGACGATGATATCAAACGTATGATCAAAGAAGCCGAAGAAAATGCAGAATCTGACAAGCAAAAGCGTGTGGTAATTGAAACTCGCAACGTTGGTGAATCCCAAATTCATCAAGCCGAAAAGCAAATGAAGGAACATGAAGATAAACTGCCTGCGGATCTCAAAGCAGAATTGGATGTTAAACTTTCTGAAGCACGTGAAGCATTGACAAAAGATACTGTAGAAGACATGCAACCTGCACTGCAATCATTGAGTGAAAGCCTGATGAAGATGGGTGAAATTATCTACAAGAGTCAATCAAACGCACCTACAGATGATGGGCCAATTGATGTAGAAGCTAACCCAGCAAGCTGATTAGCAACAGATGCTGCTACGACTGCGTAGCAGCATCTAACTACACGTATGTTATTAAAATCAAAGGCAAATTTAACAAAATATGAACGATATTATGCGATCTGGTAGAGTGGGTTGGACTTGCAGCACGTTTGATTTATTACATGCAGGTCACATAGCAATGTTGGAAGATGCCAAACGCCATTGCGATTGGCTTATGGTTGGTATTCAAAGCGATCCATCCATTGACAGGACACATAAAAACAGTCCAGTTCAAACTATAGTAGAACGGCAGATACAAATACGCGGTTGTAAGTTTGTAGATGAAGTTTGGATCTACAACACAGAAAAAGACTTGGAAGACCTTCTCAACATACTGCCTATCGATGTGCGTATACTAGGTGAAGAATACCGAGATAAACCGTTTACAGGACAGGATATTTGTAAACAGCGTGGCATCGAACTTTGGTTTAATCCACGTAGGCACGATTTCAGCAGCAGCAGTTTACGTAAAAGAGTACATGCAAGTGAAGAATGCAAAAGGACAGCAACATGATCTCGCAACTAATAGACAAACTATTTGATTACAATAATCGATACAATCGCAGCGAATTTGTATGGTATCAAATACTGTCTGCGCTGCTGTTTGTTGCACTATTATCAACAGTATCTCTGACATACCATTGGGCAAAGTTACTATTACCCTACAATCCAGTTACAGTTATTGTACCCGTGTTGGTTGTTATTGTTGGATTTATTGCGTATATCTACAGCAATATCTGCATTGTAATAAAAAGATTGCATGACATGGATCTTAGCGGTTTACTTGTGTCTGGTATTGTTGTACTTGATATTTGTATATCGGGACTGCTCAACTCGCATTGGATAGCGTTGGTTCTGTTTTACACACTGTTAGCGTCGTGCTATGTAGCACTTGCACTAATACCGGGAACACAGGGAACAAATAGGTACGATGACGAAGATACAACTGATTAGTGATTTGCATATGGAGTTTAGCCCTGCACCTGACATTCGCAATGCCGGAGCAGATGTGCTGATTATGGCAGGCGATATCTGTGTAGCCGAACATCTGTATCGCAATCCCACTGCTGGCTTGAATGATGTAATTCAAAAAGGCTTCTATGCAGATGAAGCTATCAAATATCGCAACTTTTTCAAACAAGCGAGCCAAGAGTTTGAAACTGTGCTCTATGTTATGGGCAACCACGAACATTACAACGGTCGTTGGAGTCGTACAGCAGACGTACTCAATGAAGAATGTGCGCGGCACGGCAACATTTTCCTAATGGAAAAACACAAGCATGTGATCAATGACGTTGTGTTTCTTGGTTCCACACTGTGGTCGGATTTGAATGGATACGATCCGTTGACCGAGTTAAGTGTAAAGGACATGATGAATGACTACAAAGTCATCACGCAAGACATCAATGGCATGTATCACAAGCTAACGCCCGCTACCACTGCTGCTACTCACCGTGCTAGCGTAGAATGGCTAAAGACGCAGTTGGAATTGGACAAGCGTAAAACAGTTGTTATCGGACATCATGCTCCTAGCCGTCAAAGTATCCATCCCAGATTTGCTAATCAACTGCATATGAACGGTGCATTTGCCAGCAGCTTGGACTGGATGATGATAGACGCAGATCATGTTGCAGTTTGGGTACATGGTCATGTGCATGACTCACATGACTATGTGATTGGCAATACTCGTGTGTTGTGCAATCCGCATGGCTATCCACGAGAACGACCCGAAGGTGCTTTCAATCCTGCACTGGTTATAGAAGTCTAATTGCTGTCTTGACAACGTCACTGTGTATGCTATAGTTTTATACTATGGTATGCACAGGGGGTGTCATGGTATTCAGAATGCCTGCTAAAGTATCACTTCTACCCAATCCACACGACCGCGAACGCCATCGTCGAGTATTCACTCGATTAAATCCCAAACGAATGATCGTCGGTGGTGCGTTTGCAGAAGCTGGCTACTGGGGTGTTGCAGTAGATAAGTCTATTATTCCCGACGTAGCCGAAGTACTGGTATGGTGCCACGCACAATATGATAACCGCTATGCGTTTATAAGTGGAATGTTTTGGTTCTTAACTGAAGAAGATGCACTGTTTTTTAGATTCACATGGAGTAAACGATGAAATGGACCTGCAAGCCAGTTAGTACACGCAATCAACTGCACAATGTTATGTCATGGCAAATTAAATGCAGTTTGCCTGCGTATTTTGATGCTCGTACATGGTGTTGGGAACAATGGGGTCCAGGTATTGAATATGAGCATTGGCTAAACTACAAGTTCTATACACACAAGGCGATGCCCTGGGCTTGGCAAAGTTCCAAGTTTCAAGGTGCGGCTATAGACCATGGCACACTGTATCTCAAAGACGATGCTATGATGGCACAATTTAGTGATATGTGGAAATCATACATTGACAACACAGACACTAATAGCTAGTGTGGCATAACAATACTGCAACAGATAACAACGAGGAATACAACATGTCTATCGAATCTGAAAAAATCAAAACTCCCTTGCGTAAGGTTCACACCAACTTGAATACCTCGTTGGCAGATTGGACTGAGATGTTGATTGCGGAGATCAAACGTCGCAATGTTGATGCCAGCAAAATTACCAAACTGGCTGCACGTCATGCATGGGAAAATGAATATTCACCGCAGAGCTATGCAGTTGCCATTCAGCATATGAATGACCGTGCAGTTCGCAAAACCGCTAACAAACCCAAGATTTGGTAATATGATGAGTGTGATTGAAAAACTCAAAACGGAATCTATGCGTCTCCGTAAAGAACGCAATCCCATTGCTGCGTCTATCACTTTCGCACTGAGTGAAATTGAAAAGGTTGGCAAGAACGCAGGTAACCGCGCTACAACTGAAGATGAAGCAATCAAAGTCTTGCAAAAGCTTGTTGCAACACTCGTTGAAAACTTGAAAGTTGCCGCAGATCCTGGCCGTAAGATTGCATTCAATCACGAGAAAAGGATCCTTGAATCTGTGCTGCCGCAAATGGCTAGCGAAGAAGAAGTTCGTGCATTCCTGCAAGAGTCTTATGTGGATGTCAAACCTGCCAAAGGCGACGTAATGAAAACGCTGCGTTTCAAGTTTGGCGCCAAAATCGACATGAAACGTGCAGGCGAAATCGTCACAGAACTCTACGGCGTTTGATAACATACCTATTGACATCCCGTACAGAGATGCTACTGTAATCAAACTGACTACTGCAACATACAAGGATACACCGATGAGTAAGAATCAAACAGTTCTCAACTATCTCAAAACTGGCAAGATGCTGACTGCCAAGAAAGCCAAAAAGAAGTTGGGCATTGAACATGTTGGCAAGCAGATCTACGCACTGCGAGCACAAGGGCATGAAATTATCAGTTACAATTGCTACTCAGAATCAAAAGGCGTAGCCACTGTACGCTATGCATGGGTACATGGCAAATAATCAACAACTCAACGTAAACAACTTTATCTAGGAGAAAACAGATGAACAAGATTTTCACTATCTTTGCCGGCGCTGTGCTGGCTACTGCTACACTTGCAGGTTCTGCATTTGCCGAACCACTGCGTGTTAACCTTTGTACAGGCGGTGAAGGTAAACCCTACAACCTAACTGGCGGATATATTGCAGGGTTCCTTAAGATGTCCAAAAACATCGACTTGCATGTTATGACGTCGTCAGGCACATGGGATAACATTCAACGTACTGTGGTCGATCCGCAAACGCCTGAGTCCATTGCAAGTGGCGAATCTTGCCAAGCGTATATTGGACAGCCTGATGGCGCAGTATTGCTGAAACGCAAAAATCCTGCTGCTGCTGCAAACCTGCGAATTATTGGGCAAGGACCTCGTGAATTCCTACATGTGCTTTGTAGCAAAGATTCAGGTGTTGAGGATCTAGACAAACTTGCAGGCGACAATACCAAAAGCGTTGCTCTAGGGCCAGAAGGATCCGGTGCATGGGTAATTTGGCAAAACTTTGTTGCAACCAACAAAGCCTATGCAGAAGTGCAAGTTACACCTGAAGATGGTGCGCTGGCACTGAGCAGTGTTGCAAACAACATCACCACTTGTATGATTATCCCTGCTGCACTCGGCAATGCCACAATGCTGCAAGCTGATAACGACTTTGGTGATCAGCTGAATTTGGTTGGGGCCAATGACTGGAGTTTCAACAACGCAACTGCCATTGACGGTAAACCTCTGTATGTGTGGCAAAAAATTCCCAGCGGCACGTATCCGCAGAATCTGCAAGGTTGGTTCAGCAGCAAGAACACTGTAGCATGGATGGCTGGAGTATATGTCAACTATGACTACTTCTCCAAAAATCCCAAGGCGCTGGAAGACTTGATCGGTGCTGTAGCAAAAGCCAAGCCGGCAATCAAGAACACGTTTGGTACGCTGGAGTAACAAGTGCTATAAGATAGGCAAGGTAACCCCTGCCTATCTATTTGACAAACTTTACATTAACTTTCCTAGGAGTAAACGGATGGATGCCAACGTTATCAAACAGTTGATTGAAGAAGGAGTCGATGCTGATCACTCAGGATCGCTGCATGGAGTCGACGAAGTGGCTGAATACCTGGCTGCACATATTAAGGCACTTAACGACAAGATTACGAAGCTGGAATCAAAACCTGTTGAACCGTGGGAAGATCGCATGGGCGGGCAGTTTACACAAGAAGAAATTGCAGAATCTGAACGTGGAGGGCATGGCTGGTGAGCAAAGACTTTTCAGAAGTACGGATGGTATCACTCAAATCCGTTAAGATAGCAATTGAAGTGTGGAAGAATAACGGTGCCTATCCTGCGCAGCTAGACAACATTATCAACCAACTACCATACCATGTTATGGTACTACGGACCTCTTTAGAGGCGATGACACACGAAGACCTTGAAAGAGTTAATACTGGCAGTGAAGGATGGTTTAATTAGCAGCGGCAACGCTGCTTTTTTTTTGAAAAAAATGTGAAAAAGATCCAAAATGTGGTTGACGGTGGTATTATCAACTGCTATGTATGTGACATAGCGCAAGACGCTGTAACACACACACAAAGGAACTACAAAATGGAAAAGATGTTCGCAGTTGCTGGTATGTCGAACTTGGACGGCAAAGTCAAAGTTCGTTTCGCAAACGAAATGGCCCGTGTAAAAGTTCTCGAGAAGAATGGCCATACCGATGTGCGCTTGGTTGCACTTGCCGCAGCAATGACCAAAGATGCTGCTGTTGCTGCACTAATGGTGCACGATGCATTCCAAGATGCTGCTGCACAGGCTGTGTTGGCTGCATACGGCGATGATGAGAAGCCTGCAAAGGCTCCTAAGGCACCCAAGCTGACGCTGGACGATATGCCCAAGCGTGATGGCAAAGGTCACTTCATCAAGCGCGAAACCCGCGAAGAAATGCTGTTGGCCAAACTGGCTGAAATGGCTGTCAAAAATCGTCCTGCTCGCACTGCGGAAGAACAGGCTGCTATCAACGCCAAGCGTTTGAAGACTATCAAAGAAGTTCATCAGCGTATGCAAGCTGACAACAACAAAGATGTCACGCTGCTGGATGCAGAAGTTGATGTAGACGATGTTGAGTTGAGCGACTTGGGCATCGACCTGCCTGTGGACGATATGATCTACGCTTGATGCAATACTGCCAAATAAAAGAACAGACCCTGCGGGGTCTGTTCTTGTGAGTAACGGATTGTTACGTATAATTACAATTATACAAATTGGAGCAAACGCATGTCCGTTTATAACAAATCCGACGCATATCTAGAAGGCCGCACTGCATATAAATCATGGAGTTGGCACGG